TGAAGTTAAAAAATCAACTAAAAAGAATATCCAGGTATTAAGCATAGAGAAAGAATCCGGTAAAAATTCAGTCGCTTTAGTAGGTTCAAATCTCAAATATCTCAATATACTCGAATTAAGTAAGTTTGATATTATAGATTTAGATGCTTACGGTATTCCATATCCTCAGTTAAACATACTTTTTAAAAGAAAGTACAAAGGCATCGTTCATGTAACGGCAATACAATCAGGAATGGGTCAATTACCAAAAGGAATGATTAAAGAACTCGGTTATACTGAGCAAATGATCAAAAAAATACACTCAATATTTAACACTAAAGGTGTTGAAAAACTCAAAAATTATCTATATCTTCATGGAATAAATAACATTGAAGGTTATTTTATTAACCGCAAAAATTATTTTTATTTTAAACTAAATTAAGATTATGAAAATTTATGAACCAGCAGGCCGGGCAAGAGAATATAGCCCATTAGCTCTGAACTATTTCAAAGGATGTGATCATGGGTGTAAATATTGTTATGTACAACCGATGTTAAAGAGATTCAATTCAAAGTATGATCATTCAATTGTATCGTGTGACTTGAATCTCAAGGAATTAGAAAACAGCATTATAAAACTCTCAAAAGAGGACAGGGAAAAACAGGTATTACTTTCATTTACCGGAGATCCTTATTGTGGATTTGAAAGCGGACAGACAAGGCAAGTGCTTGAAGTACTTTTAAAACATCAGATTCACGTAGCAATTTTGACCAAGAATCCCGAGAAGGCAAAGAAGGATATTGATATTTTCAAAAAGTTTAATCACTTCAAAATAGGAACCACATTAGTCGTTGCAGATGAAAAGCAACGTCAGGAATGGGAGCCAGGTACTATCCTGTCTTCAAAAAGAATTGAAGCACTTAAATACTTTAAGGAAAACGGAATAATAACATGGGCTAGCTTCGAACCTGTTATATATCCTGAACACTCATTGTCAATGCTTGAATCAGTATTGCCTTTCATTGATCATGTCAAAATAGGCAAGCTGAACAATTATAAAGGGATTGATAAAAATGTTGATTGGAGTAAGTTTCTTTTTGATTCTATTTACTTACTTCGTAAATTTGATGCAAGATTCTATATTAAAAAAGACCTTGCACAATTCAATAAAGGTCTTTACTTGGCAGGGAATGAATTGAATGAGGATTATTTGAATATTTGATTTGAGAATGATTTGAGATGAATGATCAAAATCTAATACCACCGAAGCCCGGAATATATAAAATCAGTTTTATTGGTTCAGACAAAATATATATAGGCAGTGCAGTTAATTTAAACAGACGGAATAGTAATCATTTAAGCGACTTGCGAAATAATAGACACTGTAATATAATCATGCAAAGACTATATACCAAATACGGTGATGTTAATTATTTATTTGAGATAATAGAATTGGTAAATGACAAAAATGATTTAATTAAAAGAGAACAGTACTTCATTGATATATTATCTCCTGAAATAAATATATTACAATATTCACATTCATCATTGAATTTCAAGCACTCAAAAGAAACAATAAAAAAGATAGAATTAATTGCTCAGAAAAGGTCAGTTAATCCCGAATGGATAGATGTAGTTAGTAAAACATGGTTCAAGAAAGGCAAAAGAGAATTAACCGAAAAACAAAAAGAAGCATACCGGAAACATGGAGAAATCTCATTTAAAGGCAAAACACACTCTATTGAGACAAAGTTAATAATGTCTGAAAAGGCAAGAAAGAGAGAAAAACACAATACTAAAAACCTAATTTCAGCCCCATTAAAGAAACAAGTAGCCGCCATAATTAACGGTGAAAAAACGGTATTCGGTTCTATATATGAGTTTGAGATGGCAATGGGGATGAATGGGGTAAATGGATCACTGAGAAGAAGTCTATTATCAAAAGGCAAGCATTTTCTAAAAAGCCAAAGAGTGGAGGTTAGTTATGTTTCCGAATAAAGATGCTCAATTCAAGAAAGGCAATCCAGGAGGAGGGAGACCAAAAGGAACTAAGAATCGTGCCACTATTCTTAAAAAGTGGATGAAAGTTAAGATTAAAATCAACGAAAAAAGCAACCCATTACAAAAAGAGATATTCGGAACCGTTGAGGATCAGGTAATACTTGCGCTAATTTCAAAGGCTAGATCAGGCGATGTGCAGGCAATTAAAGAAATTAACGACACACTTTATGGTAAAATTGCAGACAAAAACGAGCTTACAGGTGCGGGCGGGAAGGATTTAAACGCACCTATGTTTGTGTTTCAAAAAGCATCTGGAGAAGTAATTGAAAAGAAATAATGGGATCTGCTACTACAATTACGTTTGATAAGATCAGAGAAATAAAGACTAAAATTAAGGTAATACAGGGAGGACAGTCTTCAAGTAAAAACTATTCTATCGCTCAGATATTAATAATGAAGGCCCTTGAAAAGTCAAGGATAATAACTGTAATGACAGATACTTATGATAACTTAAAAGACGGTGCTATTCAGGATTTTAAGCATATATTTGAGGAAAACGGACAGAGTTATGATAAATTTTACAACAAATCTTCTCATGATATTTATCTGAAGGGATCTGTAATCCAATTCCGATATATAAATGATAATAAATCTGATGCCGGAAAGTCAAAACGAAGGGATATTCTTTACATCAACGAGGCGAATAAGATCGGATGGCAGGTTGCAAGTACCTATATAGGGCGTACACACGAGGAGGTTTATATTGATTATAACCCCGACTTTGAATTCTGGGCGCATACCGAAGTCCCTAAATTACGAGACGACAAAGGTAATCCGATAAGCGAGCAGATAATCGTTACTTACATGGATAACGAGATGTGCCCGCAGTCTGAAATAGACTTCATCCTTTCCAGAAAAGACAATCTGGAATGGTTCCGGGTATATGGACTCGGCCAAACAGGCTATTATTCCGAACGCAGAATTTATAAATATCAATGGATTGATGCTATCCCGGCTACTGCGATGAGAATACCTTCCGGTATGGACTTTGGTGTTTCTCCAGACCCGACAATACTTATCAATGTCTGGAAAGAAAAAAATAATCTTTATGTTGATGAAGTTTTTTGCATGAATAATTTAATGCCTGAAAAGATCAACGGAGCTGAACGCATGGCTATTGTCGATCAATTAGATTATGAAAAGCACAACAAAGGTCAGTTAATCATCGCTGATAGCGCAGGGGCAACTGAAATAAAAGACATGCGGAAACATGGGTATAATGTCAGGGGTGTTAAAAAGCCTGCCGGGTCAATTGTTCCGGGAATAAATAAACTCAGGGGTTATAATATTCACCTTACAAAACGATCAATAAATATGAAAAACGGTATTGAAAAATGGTTCTTTAAAGTTGATATTAACAGTAAGATAATCCCGGAGCCAGAAGGACATGAACCAGACGGGTTAGCAGCTCTCCGATATGTCGTTATGATGCACGACAGATTTGATGATTTTGAGGTACAGACAAATTAAGCGATTTTTGTAAAATATGCCTATTTTGTAACTAATTGATATTATATAGATTAGTCAGATTTCTCCGGCCATTGAAACACCGCTTATTTTTATAGTGAATTTATTAACAAAATATATAACAAAAATCATTGTTTATTAAAAAAGTTGTATATTTGTGTCTGCAAAAGACTGCGATAATGCCACATTTCAACCGGAGTGAGTATCGAATTTATTAAAGCAGGCATCAATTCAAGCTCAATTCAAAAGGCTGTAACTCAGGAAAAACAACTGAATTATTTACTTAACTCCAAAATCCAGGAAGACCGTTTTGATCAGGAATATATAAAACAATGGGCTGAAAGGAAGTATCAGACCGATGATCACTTTCTTAACTGGGTTAAGTCAATCTTTAAAACAGAGAACTTTCTGACCTTCTTTAAATACCTGCGCTTTCCGCTTCCTTCAAGTAAGATCATTCACAACAGGATTGAACCTCAATTGATGCGGGTATTCAACGCTGAGGATTCTGATTTTAAATATGACATTAAAGGCAAGGATTACGCTGATTTCGCTGATGATCTGAATATTAAGCAATTCAACTCCGACATATTTGAACGTCTGTTGTACAAGCATAACAGCCTTATAGTATCAGATCTTGACCCGGTTACTCCGAATAAGCCTTATCGCTATTTTGTTGATATAAAAGACGTTAAATCACTTGAGGAAGAAAAAGGAGAGATTAAACGAAAAGCCTTTAAGGGGTGTATTAATGAGGGTGAAGAGAATGAGATTAAAAACGGTGTAATTTACATTGATTCAGAGATATATGCTTTTTATGATGATAAGATGAATTTGGTTAAAGAACAGCCACATGACTTAAAATATTGTCCGGTTCATTTTATTTCACCTAAAAACTTTGCAGGCGATTGTATTGTAAAAGAATCGCTATTCACTTACATACGTGAAGAGCTTGAGGAGTATAATTTCCTTAAGACTCTTCAAAAGATGACAGAGCCAAATGGCGCTATTCCTGTTGTTTCAAAACTTCAAACATCAAAACCTATTGAGGCAATAGGGGAGCACAGGGGGAGCCGGATAACGCTGAGATAATGGGATCTCAAAAGGCATCTATAACAAATCAGAATAAGAGCTTAGGCACAGGAGACTTGCAGCCCGGAACAATTCATCAGATCCCACTCGATAAAATTATTAATGTCGACGGGGTTGTAAATATGGACGTGGTTAAAAACTACCTCAATTTTCATTACATCCCGATTGAATCACTAAATTACCTTAATAGCCGGATCGGTAAATTAGAGCGGTCAATAGTATCAACCATAGTAGGTGATTTTCTGGAAAGCAACGAGGCAAGTAAGAACCAGGATCAGATTGCGAAGTCAATTTCTATACTCGAAAATACATTAATGTCTTTTGCAGAGATATTAAATCGTGGAAGGAAGCTATCAGATACCGATATGCTTGCGCTGAAATATGGTTTTATTAAGATCAATGAAATATTTATCCATTACGGGACTGACTTCTTTATTGACTCACAAAGCCAGCTATTTGACGACTTGGCAAAAGCACCGAATACTTTAGAGCGCAAAAATATTATCGTTCGCATTAGTCAGAATCGCTATAAAAACAATTCTGATCAGATGTCACGGCAGAAGCTTTTATATGATTTAATGCCCTATGTTTCTGATACTGATTTTAATAAAGCGATTGAACAACAGACAGTAAGTGATATTAATAAAGAATATCAGTTAAGATTTAATCACTGGATAGACCAGTTTGAGGCTTATTACGGTAATATTGTTCAGTTTTATAAAGATATGGACGTGTTAAAGGCTGAAAAAATAGTCCTGATTAATAACCTTATTCTTGAATTAATCAGGGAAAATCAGGCTAAGGCTATCGAAGGTCAGGAAAAAGACGAAACGGCATTAGCTCAAAAGATTGGAGTAGGTGGAACTCAGTCGCTCCAGTTAATTATTTCTGATCCTAATCTTTCAGACGAACAGAAGGCTAATACATTACGATTATTGTTTAACATCCCGTTAGAGGATGCAATTTTAATAAGTACTAATAAAAAAACAAAAGTAAATGAAACGAGTAATTTGGCTTAAAACTGCACGTGTGTACGCTACAGACAGCGATATGACTGCAAAGGTAGAAAGAACTACGGTAAAGCTTGAGGACGGCGATAATTTCAATAAATTCATCAAATATATTCCTTTAAAGGGATACAAGAAAGATGAGCAGCCGTATATCGAGAAGGTAATGGAGATGAAAGATGGCAAATGGGTTAATGTTGATCCTCAAAAATGGATCGATCAGCTCAATGAGGTTTTAAAGACCTCTCCTGTTCCTGACGAAAAGATTGATTTTAAATTGCTTTCAGAAAGACAGGCTAAAGAACTGGAAAGCACAAAATCAGCACTTTCAGAAATGAACAAAAGATTACAGGCACTTGAATCAAAAGAACCTACCGAGAAAGAAATCAGGAAAGAACTATTTGTCAAAGCCGAATCACTCGGCCTTTCCCCTGCAAAAAACATCAAAACAGACGATTTAAGAAAACTCATTGAAGA